AAAACAACATTGTCGGCATTATATTGGAACTCTATTCCATAAATATTATCTAACGCACCTAGCTTACTTTCGCCAAGTAAGTCTTTCATATTTACCGTGTCGCCTATAAAGGTTAATTTATATGTGTGTGCTTTACCTTGTTTTACACTCACGCCCTCAAGTCTTATCTTACCTTTCTTAAATACTTGATGGTTTAAAAACAACTCTGCGGTCTTTTTAGTTCCCGATACATACCCCTCAATATCGTAATTGTAAAAGTGTTTAAATAGAATGTTATTTGTTTTACTTGCGGGTACGTTAAAGGTTTTAGTAAAATCCGTAAATATCTTACTAATGTCTTTTACATTTTGAAGTGTTTGGGTAAGGCTTACGCTTTCATCCTTAAACAATTCTACTTCCGTACCCTCTATGTAAAGTTGTAGGTTTAGCATTATTTAATATTGTTAATCTTGCTAAATGCAAATTCAAACTGTAACGTATGATTTATTAATTTGTCGTTTAATGAAGTTTTGTAAGTCATGTCTTTAGTTTTAACAAGCACGGGTAGTGTTTTACCTTCCCATCGTATCCAAACGTTTTCGGAAAGTAAAAGTTCTTCAATAGCTTGATTAAAGTCCTCATTCACAAACCCCGTATTCATTTGTAAAGATTTAGTTGCACTTACATTGTATCTTTCTTGTTGCCCTTTATATGTTGCGTAAGTAAGTGAAGATGTGTTTATAATATTAGCTTTATAAACTTCGTCGCTTACATTCATATTCTCAACACTCTTTTTAAACATATAAACGTCTTGGTAAGCACCGTGCTTATTTACGAAAGTAACCTTATAGGGTGTAAATTTGGGTTCGCATACGTTTTCAACATTTACCGTTGCAAGTAAAGTAGCATCGTCCGTATCGTAAACTAATATTGTGCTACTATTAGCGGGGATTGTAAGATATTGTATTTTTTGATTTGAATTACCATTATCGGTAACTTGTGTTGTTGCACTATCTATTATAACCTTACCAACTCCCGCTGCAAGAATCGGTAATTTACCCGCCGTGTTTTCGGGTAAGTATATACGTGTATTACTCATTAATAGGTTATCGGATAGTTGCGGGTTTATACCATCTTCAAAATATCCATAACCATCTAAAGCTAAGTAATGATTTGTTACAGGGCTACCCGTAGCGAACTCCGTTCCATCCGAATCGTATAATCTTGTGATTGCGGATACCCATTTAGTTTTACTTAAATAGTCATTGTTAAAAGTTTGGTCAATATAATCCCTCACAAGTTCGCTTATCTCAAATAGGATATTGTCTTGCGATGAAATTCTTGACTTTGATAATGTATATTTAAGGTCGCTATCTACGTAACCTCCCGACGTTCCATCGTAAATATATAATTGTAATTCGGCTCTATCTAATACGGGCATAATTAAGTACTATTAAATTGTAAAAAAAACGGGCTTCTTGTGTATATTCTCATAATTAACTAAGTGTATCTGTTGTGCATCCTTGTACTAAATCGAAATATGTAGCGTCACCAATTACCGTTGGATAACCTGGGGTTTCCGAATCAAATGGGGCGACACATATATCAACGGTTTCCGACGGTTGCATAGTGTGGTTAATTTGTACACTACCATCAAACGCTACGTATTGTAAAAATGCGGTTTGGGTTGTGCTATTGTTTGTTACTCTAAAATTCTTTTGTGCTGCTGTTACGGTTGTCGCTGGTTGTGTAAATTGAACGGGACAAGCTATTTGATTACTTGAATCGGTTGGTGGTCTAAAGTTACTTGAATCGTATGTTACATAAACCAACACGTTTCTTATAGTTGCGGTGCTTACGGTGCCAAAGCTTGTTGGTTCTAAGCTGTGTAATGTTCCAACACTTACTGATGGGTTTGTTATAGTTCCGTTTGCTGCAATCGACAATCCCGTAATAGAAGTATCCGCACAAGTAAACCTTGGTAGTACCGTAGGTGCTGACGATTCTTCATGTTCTATAAAAAAAGGGCTTCTTGCTCGTATCACGTTGAATAATCTAAAAAGTTATCAATATCTAATGCAAACTTTTCTATAAGTTCATCGGGCATTTTTAGGTAATTATCTTCGAACGGTTTAGTAAAAAAGAAACTTGCCCTTAATCCTTTCCTATATATACTTCTTGCAATAACATAGGTAAGGCTATTTATATTTCCTTTTAATCCTTTTTCTTTTATCCACTTTTGTATCGACCCTTTAGCTTGTGTATTAAGTGGCATCTTTTTATATTGGAACCTACTATTGCGACTTTTATCGTAAGTGCTTTCCGCACCCTTAACACCTTCGTCTTGATAAATACCGTAATCTGCCATGTAAAATTCTAAACTAAAACTATTAGGACTTACGTTTAAATCATATCCCAAGCTTCCCTCTAAGTCCCCACTAGAAGAACCCGTAATAAACTTGTTTTTTCGGTGTCTACGTAAGTTACCCTTTGATTGCTTAATAACGGATTTAGCAAATATTTCTAAAGCTTGTTTTGTTTGTTCAAATGTCATTAGTCGCAAATTGTCATTTCGTTTTGTATAACTACATCAAAGGAAGCAGTCCAACCCGCTAGCTTGTTTTCAAACCTATCTACAAACGGTTCACAACTTACATCGGATTGCACTTGATACATTTCCGTATATAAGTCCCCCCTTTGTAAATCGTTTATTACCCTTGTAAGTAAAGCTAGTTGCGTGTTTAATACGTCTTGTTCGTTGTCGTTTCCTACATACACATCGGTAACCTTATCGTTAGAAATATCAACTACATCCATCGCAAGAATAGATATATTAAATGTTGTTGTTTTAGTTCCTACGATAGCGTTGTTTACTATCACATGGGCAAGCGGGAATATGCTTTGTTTATCTAAATCAACATCGTCTATTGAACCAAAAGAAACCGTATTAACAAAAGGTTCTTCTTGTAGTTTTGTTTTTAATTTATCCGTTACGTTATAAAACCCTTTCATTTTCTTTTAATTAGTTTTTTTTCTAGTTCTAACTTTTCTTTTTCAAATGCTAAAAACATTAAAGACTTATGTACGTTTAAGTTGGTAACTTCATCGAACTTGGTAATATCTCCTTTAGCGATTCCGTAAATTGACTGATACCAACCCCACTTTGTTCCAAAATTAGCCGTTGCTCCGTAGTCAGGTTCTCCCCCATCTCTTTGCTCAAATAATTCAGGGTAGTTTGTAGTAATTCGTTGCTTAAATTCCAAAAAAAAACAAGACCTCCCATAACAACATCTAAAGGCATATCTTTAAACGTGTCGGCTTTGTCTTGGTTTGTGTAATCTTCTATTTGATACCTATGGTTCTTTTGTATTGTAATCGGTCTATAAAGAACACTCATCGCCTTATGCATTGTTTCCCAATCGGACAAAGTATTTTCAAGGTCTATATATTCGCCTAAACTAATATCGTCAAGCTTTGGTATAAAGCCGTATTCTACGCCCTTTAATTTAAAGATGGGTATAAGGGGTGTCTTTTGATTAAACATCCCGTTAAGGTCGTTTATAATGGCTTGTACGTCCGTAAATTTGATTCTTGCAATATCTTTTAAGTCAAGGTTGCAAAATATCTCTACCATCTTATGCAAAAGGAAATTACTGTTGCTGTTTTCTTCCGTATTTAACTTTGCAAACTTTTGATATTGTTCTAATGTAATATCCGATAAGCTTTCGGGTACGTAAATGTTTACTTTCATATTAATACAATAAAATTTATTAGATTATGTATAACAAAAAAGGGTAACATCTCTGCTACCCCTTAACCAAACAATCAAACGAAAAATTATTTCTTTAATGCAATATACAAATAATCGTATAGTTCTTCTACTTTTTTCGTGTATTTTAATTTACCCGCTTTGCTTTGTTTATATACTTCTTCGCCCAATTGCTTGTTTCCGTCAATGTCTATTTCTATTTTAATATCGGATTTACGTTTACGCTCGATAACGTGCGGATATATAAAGATGTTATTATCCCAACACCATTGTCTTTTAGTATGTGGTTGTACAAATTCTTTATTTAATACCATATCCAAAATAATACTTTAACAAATACAAAGATACCTATGTAGATACTCATTAAAAATAAACTAAAGTCTTTTGCAACTTTAAGTATTGTTTTACGATTGTCCTTTGCGGTCATATCTTTCCAAATAATTATAAAGTCTTTTTTCATGTTTTTTGTTTTTAAATAGGTGTGTAACTATCGTTTGTTTTTTCTTTTTCATAAATAATATATCCATTCTTTTTTAATAAAGATATAGCTTTATCTATTTCAACTTGTTCTTTCCTAAAATGAGTAAATATTTCATTCTCAAAAGGGTGGTGTTTGTCTTTCATGTTTTGTGTTTTAAATTAAAAAAGGGGGTATCTCTACCCCCCTGTTGTTTTATCAATTGTACTCTACTAATACTTTAAATAATTTTACTTGCCCCTCTAATTGTTTTAAAATTATTTGTTTGATTGACCAAGATAATTTATTCTTATCAAGTTCACTAAGGAGAGGAACAATTTTGGTTGGTGCAATTTTAGGTGTTTTTGAATTTTGCATTTTTTATTGTTTTAATGTTTATGGTGTAAATATATAACCTTTTTTTTAATTAACAAATAATAAACAATTTATTTTTAATAAATGTGATATTCGCCCCTATGTTGATTATCTAGTGTGTCGGTCAATACATATCTACAAGCATCTATGCAATCGGGATGTTCACCACTTGGTTTTGGTAATGTGTTACCATCTTTATCCTTTGCCCATACATAACCTTGTAATTCCCTTTTTAGGTTTCGGCTTTTACTTGTAATGTATATTTCGTTTTGATTTATTAGGTTGATTCCAAAGTTTACACTATCACGACCTTTTGTACATGGGTATATATTATGTCCATCACGTCTTAACGTTTCAATAGACTTTGGTTCCGCTTGGTCTGCTATTATGTTTTCTTTTATGTTATTGTGTCTTAGAAATAAACTTACGTCCCTTAATACGGTATTAGATTTATAAAACACTTCATCGAATATATAAGCATCGTTGTATTTGTATAATGCTATTATAGTTGTTGGGTCGGTATATCCAAAGTCCATACCATAAGATAATAGTCTTGCATCTTGTGGTATTGTATCTATTTCTTTCCAATCGGGAATACACACGCCTTCTAAACTTCCGATTTCCCCATCCAGGTAAACACGGCACCAATTCTTCCAATAGGTAGATGTCTTTCCTTTGTCCCTTGCTTTTAGTAATTCCTTTACTATGCTTTGTGGTAAGCTATCGTTGTCTTTATAAGTAAGTGTAACAAAATCCGTGTCGGGTTGTCCTATTAGTTCCTTATCTACCCAAAACAAATTAGTCGGATTATAATCTAGCCATATATTTCCCGAAGTTCTTATTGCTAATTGTTGGTAAGAATCAAAGGGTATATTGTTACACTCATTAATAAATATATCGGTACGTCTAGCACCTCTTAGTTTATCGGGTTGGTCTGTACTAAAGAACTCAATATAACTTCCGTTTGTAAAGGTGTACTTTAAGGTACTTTTATTGAATTGACTATCCTTATACCTATGCAAACCCTTTAAGATGCCTAAGAAGTCTTTTAAAGCACCTCTACGCAAGTGTGGTATACTTTCGGAAACTACGCTTACTTCCTTGCCTTTGTACGTAATTGCATAATCTATTAATATAGTTAGAATACAAATAGTCTTACCCGCCGATGTGCCACCACGTACTATACGGGTTCGGTTCTTTAGTTTTCGTAATGTAGTAAGTGCTTTTGTTTTTTTTACATGCATACTAATCTACAAACAACGGAATGTCCTCGTTGATTGTAATATCCCTTGTTTCCCTTGGTTTCCCTGCGTAGTAATTGTAAAATAATTGTACGTATTTAAAATCGCCTTTTTCAACACCATCTTTTAATGCCATAAATGCCGATTCCTCTAATGGCGATAGTTTTTCTATAAGGTTTATTTCGTCGGCTTTAGACTTACGTCCCGCACCGTTTCTTTTGCCACCGTGTTTCATCTTGATAAAACTTGATTATTCATATATACAATAAAAAAAACTACTCTTTGTTAAAATACAAAGCTATTAATAAAGTAACAATACCACTAAGATATATAAATGCAAATACTTCAGACATCGTATAATCTATAATATACCGTTAGTTCTTCATTTTTCTTTATAGGTCTTACCGTGTGTAATATTCCTATGTCGTCTTTACTTAAAATATAGCAATTTGGTTTATTACTATGATTAAGAAATCCCCCTAGCGGTGTCCTTATTAAGTTTATTGTATAGTAGTGTGTTTCCCCTATTATTACCCCCGCCTTGATTGGTTTGGTTGTAAATACCCCCAAGCCGTGTATCTTACTTTTTTTTATAGTAAGAAATTCTTTAAGGGGTTTATACATTTACTTTTTCTTGTAAGTCCTTATTTATGTAATTATACAGGGTTCGGTTTTCTAGTAACGCTTGTCTATGTTCTACTAGTATCTTACCAAATTTATGTTTGTAGTAATTTATGTCTTTATGTTTAAGTGCTAGTTTTAACTTGATTCTTATTTTAAATTCTATGTCGTTATATAGTTCTTTATATTGGTCGTCGTATCTTGTTAACACTTCGTTGTAAAGTTTTATCCCATGCAAAACCGACGCATGGTCACGACCCGCCATATTACCTATTTCGTAAAGCGTTGCCGTAGTATATTTTTTACATAACGTAAACAAAACCGCCCTTGTATAAACAAAGTGTTGCTTTCTACTATTTGTAGTTAATTTAAGTTTGGTTTTATTTTCTACTAATTTTTTAATTTCTTGTATTTTCATATTCTTTTATTGCTTTTTGTATTCCTTGACACGCTTCATAATCTTCTATATCTTCGTACATTCTCAACGTTTCTTTCATTTCTTTCATACTTACACCATGTTGAAAATCTATAAGTGCAAGTAAATAAAATTCCCTTACTGTTTTTTGGTTCAAGACAATTTATTATTTTTTTTCTTGTAGTCGTGTACTTCTTTTATTTCCTCAATAATATCTTTTTCATTATTATAAATATGTAATTTTTTCTTATTTATATTTTTTTGTAGTAAGTTAAAATTAAATAGTTCTTGATTATCTGACACAACTTTTTTTAAGGCTCTTACAAATTTAGAAGATAAATATTTTTCATCTTCAGTAAATTCCTTTAAGGTCAAACAATAATCTAGTATGGTGTCGCCAAAATCTTCGTTTATTTGATAAGTTTTCTTTTTTAGAGAAGTAGATACGGAAGTTTGGTTTGAATTGTAAACTTCGTTAATTGTTCCTAAAGAAAAATTTTCAATATGTTCTTTTTGTAACTCTAGTAATCTTATACAATCTTGGTTTCCTAAGTCTGCAAGATTTTCAATTCGTGTTTGTGTTGTCCAATCCTTTCTATCGTTGTTGACTATCTCAATATCTTCTAAAGAAGTGTAATTATTTACAACATACCAAATCGCCCTTCTAAGTTTTTTTAATACTGTAAACCTATGTTGACCATCAATAATATAACCATCTTTATCAACTACAATAGGATGTTTTAGTCCGTGTTTTTTTATTGACATTTCAAGAACTTGTAAGTTTCTTTTATCTAATGCCCTGTTGTGTTTATAGAAATTAAAATTTACATAATTGTTTGTACTATGTAAACTAAATAGAGGTAATTTATTCATTTGTTAAGTTTTATGTGTTACCTACTCTTTAAGGTTTTCGGCTTCCCCTTATATAAGTTATATAAATACATTTAAATCTTTATTTTCTATCTCCCAATTATCTGAACGTAATTTAAAATTTTCTTTTCCTCTTATTCTTTGAGTTCCTTTAGAGTAAAAAATTGCTTTTTTTTTAAATTCTTTTTTTGTTATCCATCCGCAAATACTTAAAACTTTTTCTTTAATATTTAAAGAAGTAAAAATAAACGCTTCCGCTTTATGTTTTAATTGAACATCAAATAAATTATTTACATAATAATATTTAGGATAAACATTTCTACTCATTGACTTAATATCTGTTAACATACCATTATAAATTAAATCAAACCCTTCATCATAACCTTTAGGATTTAATAATTCTAAACCTAAATAATTTTTTACGGTATTTTCTGCAATTATACCAATCAGTTGTTCTTTTTTATTTCCATCGTCATAACCTCTTTTTCCAAAATTATTGTTTTTTATAAGTGTTTTACTATATTCTATAATATAATTATCTAACTTTAAATTAATCATAATATACCTCGCATTACGTATTGGTCAATGTCGTTATCTTCTACAAAAAAGTATTTGTATAAATCAATACCTTGTCTAAATTTGTCTTTGCCCCTTTCTATAAATTCATCGCTTGCTTCAAATATTCCTATGTCGCAACTTCCCTTATCTATAACAAGGAACGTTACTTTACTAGCTTTAAATAAGTTTTTATAAATGTATGCTTGTAAATCGTAACCGTATTTGTCTGCACTATATCTAAAAGAAGATAGTTCGCTAGATGTTTTTAGGTCTATTAAGTGGTCGCCTTTTAAAATATCCGCCTTACCCCTTACCGCAAAACCTTCAACCATTTCTATTGCGGGAACCTCAAACTCCGATTTGTTTAATAGTTTAATCGCAGCTTCGTTTCTAAGTAAAGCGTCCGTTAGTCTTTCCGCTTGTTGCTTTTCTTTTTCTAAATAAACCTCACCGTGTTCGCTAAGTGCTTCTTTATAAACTTTGCTATTCTTAGATGCAATATCTAAAAAGTGTATCTTATCAATCTTATGCGGTTCCAATACCATCCAATGTAAAAGCTTGCCTTGACGTAACGCTGGCGTATCAATATTATTACCGTAAGTCATTATGTTTCTATATGTCTTAGGACTTTTAAGAAGTGTCTTTATGCTACTACTACTTAATGCGTGTTTGTTAAGATGTCCATAGTAAAATTCATCCGATACCATTTGGGTAAGTATTTCTTCTTTTCCCCAATGTTCCCCGTTTAGTAGTGTTATCATATGCCAATCATTTCTATATCGTCGTCCTCCCTGCGTTGCAATTCTATTTTGCACCTTGCCCGAAAAGAATTAAGATGTTTAGGATTATTACTAATATTAATTAGTTCTTGTGTGGTGTAACTTCTATAAAATAGTTCTTCGTAACTGTACATATATTTTGTTTTATGTTACGAATATACTTATTAATATTTAATTAACATCTTCTTTTGCAAAAACTTTTTGTTCTAGCTTTTCAATTTTGTCTAATGCAACCACCAAAGCTTGTTGTGCAATCTTTAAATCGTTTTGCATTTTAATTAATTTACTTTCTTTCATATTAGTAGTTGTTGTTGTATATCTTTCTAAGTTTTCGTAATATTGACTTACACTATCCCCCATAGACTTCTATTTTATTTTTTAATTTTAATATTTCTTTTTCTAGTTCGTTAATCTTTTTTTCGGCGTTCATTGCCCTTTGGATTGCACGAAGTTTATCTGCACGATATTCGTTTACCGTGTGATTAAAATATAGTTCATTTGTATATATTTCCGTCACATAGTAATTAATATCTATTAGCGTACTCATTAAATCATTAACGACATCGGTTCGCTTTTTCTTTTGCCACTCAAGCAAAGTATTAGCTATTATGTCAAAGTTGTTTAAGTAGTTTATATGTTTTAAATTGTGTGCTTTTTTATTCATTAAAATTTACATTTAGAACAATTAAAGTATTTTCCTATTTCATTGATGTAAGATATAAAATTTTTTGGTTTTTTAAAATAAGTCCAATTTCCTTTGTAATATCTAGCGGACACAAAACACTTTTCTAATGGTATATTAGTCTTGTCGTCTTTGTATTCGTGTTCTACTTTTAAAGCAATACCACCTTCGCCCCATTTATCTATTATCCTTTCTAATATTAGCTTTTGACCCGTTGGTATTTTGTTATACTTTCTTTTTACTTCGCCAAGTATTAAAACATTATCGTCAAATTCTAAAACAAAATCAACATCCGATGGGTGCATTTTACCATTTTGTACACCCGTAAAATCTATAACTTGTTTTATTTGGTTTCTATTTCTTATTAAGCTATCCAAGATATTCTTTGTAAATACGTTCTAATCTTTTAAACACTCCATTAAGAAAACATGACCCGCAACTAGTTAATTCCCTTTTGTCTTTAAATACCCTATTGTAGATATCTAATAATTCGGTTTGTTCAATAGGTGTAATTTGATTCTTTTTACTTTTAAATATTTTTGATAAATAATTAAATTCATTTTCCGTTAAGCACAAAGGTCTTTCGTAAGGAAATAAGTAATTTAGCTTGTCCCTACGTTCATCACAACCACAGTCTTCGCCCGCTAAAAACTTAACCGCCTTTTTAATACCCGTTGCCTTGGTTATTTTTTCAACCGTATCGCCAACACCTTTACTAGCTTTAGCATGGTTTTTTTTCCATGCCTTATACTCTTTGCTTCTTTTGTCCCCTTTAAATTCTGTCATAATCGTTATTTTTAAAATCCTCGTAATCCTCTTTAAATAATTCTTTTAATTCTTGTTTACACTTTTTCAACGTGTTAAATATACTTACCCAACTTATGTTGGTTTCATTAGCTATTTTTCTTATACTCATATCCGTATCCCTATACAATCTAAAAAGCGTTTTATCATACCATCGCCATTTGTCTATATGGTCATCTATTAATGTAGATATTTTATTGTATCCTATTTGTTCATCCATTTCCGAATCGTCTGCAATTTGCGTGTAATCTTCTTCATCGTCAAGTCTAACCTTTTTGACTTTATTTTTAGCGTTGCAATATTGTAAAAAAATACTACGTAAAGTAAAATAAACATACCCCCGACTAACAACACCATTATCAATAATTTTTGTTTCATTAGCATACTTATATAAAACCTCGTACATCTGTTGTACTATATCTTCGGCGTAATCATATTCGCCAAATGAACGCACTATTTGTATCCATTCATTATGCCGTTTAGCGACCTTACTTAACCACTCCGCTTCTCCCACAACACGTTTACGCTAATAAAAAAGATTAAACATTGTAACGTATATTCCGTTACTTCTTCATTTTCTTCGTTTATGTATGTTTCGTTGTGTACTAAAGCACCCGCCATAAATCCTTTAATTGGGCTTAATATTATTTCAGCGTTTACCGATAAACCTATTATTACAAATAAAAAGCCTAAAAGCATAAGCATAGTAAATAATTGTATAATCGGGTGTGATAAGAATAAAGTTGCGTCCATTAAAATTTAATTTTTTCTAAAGGTTTTTCATGTATTATGTCTTTACCCATAAATTCAAACCCAACATTATTTAATGCCATTCGTAATTTAATAGGTTGCTCGTAAGGCGAACACCGACCGCCCGTTTCGGTTTCTTTTATCTTTAATACGTTTATATGGCTAAACATCCATTCATTCGGGTGGCTTGTCATCCTGTGAATACAAACCACATCGTCGGCACGGTTACCGAACGCACCACCTCCTTCAACGTCCGACATATTTAAAGGTCTTACCATTCCCTCGTATTCATGTCCACTTGCATACACCTTACGCATAGCATCCGTAACACCATGACAATTCACCCATATTGCAATCTTTTCTTGTCTTGAAAATAATCTAAGTTCGGTAAGGCAATAGTAATTGTATTCGTAACCGTTGTATTGTTTCGCTAATCTTGAATCCCTAGCTAAACTATTATAAGGGTCTATAAGTAAACCTTGATAATCCCATGCGTCTTTTATTGCTTTAGCTTCTTTTAATAATTCAACATAAGTATATATTTTGTCTGCATCAATTACTTTAAAATGCTTATCTGCCCAATCTATTGATTTAGTTATTAAATCTTCGCTTGCCGTGTGTATTGGTTTTCCCATTTTAAACTCTATAATTTTACGTACAATACTTTGCGGTGTGTTTTCACTACTAAATATTAAAAACCTAAGATTGTGTTTTATTGCCCATAATGTAAATAAATAAACTAAGACCGTAGTCTTACCAACGTTACTATGTCCAATCGCTAAATTTAAACTTCCTTCGTTGTGTTTTAATCTTAAATACTCGTCTATTTCGGGTATTCCTATTTTTAGCCCTTCTTTTATTCTACCGTGTTTTATATCAAAAATCCTATCTTTTATTTTATTGCTTTGTGCTATCATCTTACTTGGTTTGTTTGAAGTTTGTATTTTATTTTTTCTTTTGGAATACTACGAAGTTCCTCTTTGTATTCATATCCCAATATAGGGTTTATATTATAATTCCAAAAATCACATGGAAATTTATCCCCTTGCTTTATTTTTTTTAAAGACATAAATATAAAAAAAGGGGGTCGAAACCCCCTCTTAATTAAAATGGTAAATCAACCGTTGTTTCTCTTTCAGGGTTTTGCTGCAAGTTAGTTACTTCATTATTTAGTATTTGTGCAACTTTCCAACCAACTATATTATTATAATATTTACCGTTGTATTCATTACCCCTTAAATTAATACCTACCGATACTTTTTCATTTACATTAAACTTTTTAAGTATATCTATTTTATCGTTTAAAAATTCTATTGCAATATTTTGTGGGTATTTAGTATCTTCGTCAATCGTTAATACCATTTGTTGTTTAGTTAGCTTGTCGCTTACTTTTACGGGGTCAATAATGTGTTTAATAGTTCCTTGTAAATCCATATTTTAATTTATCTTATTTAATTCTTGTTCTACCTCTTTACTCACTTTGTATTTGTTTCTTATATCCTTAACCGCATAACCTTTTTTTATGAATTCTATTGCTACGTTAAAGTCGGGTGTGTTTTTATTTAACCACTTTTTGTCAGTATCTGCAACCTTTGGTATTTCGGGCAAACTATTTAATTGTTCGCCACCTAATACATATCGTTCAAACACCTTTGCGGTTTCAATAATTTGTTCTTCGTTCCAGGTATCCTTTTTAGAATACAAGTCCGTTGCCCTATTAAGGGAGCTTTGTCTAATTATGTAAAGTTGTGTCTTGTCCATATCGGATACCGTTTTGAATGTTTAATTGATTTTTAAGTTGTCTGTTTTCCTCTTGTAGTTCCAAGACCTCGCCCTGAAGTTCTACTATTATGTTGTGTTTCATGCGACTAAGTTAATAAAAAAATATTTAACAAAAAAAGGGTAGCCGAAACTACCCCTTACACACATAAAACAATAAAACTTCAAATAAGTAATTTAAGTTTAGAATTGTAATTGTCAATCATATCCTGTATGTCTTGACTACTAAACTTAACTAATTCCTTACTTTTCAAATATAAGTCATTACTTAACTTGTTACCAAGAAAAAGTGAATATTTATATTGCTCACCGCTTTTAAACATATTGCAACCAACACACTGTGGCTTTACGTTGTTTTCGTTCCACCTAGTAGAATAGTGTTTACGTGACATAAAATGACCCGCTTGTATATTTTTCCAATGAAATTGTTTATTGCAAGTTACACACGTACACATACCTTTGCCATCCGCATTACTTAATCTTATATATTGACTAAATACTACATCTAGCTTTTTAATTAATTTACTACGTGTTGGTTTTTTAGCAGTTTTAGGCATTGGATTATATGTCCATGTGGTTCAATAGCATTTTACCCGTACGTTCATCAATACCTTTTATTTGATTATACAAAAATTTACTATCAGACTTAACCTTAGTTTTTTCGGTTTTTGTAGAATCAACACCTAAATTTGTATATTGGTTTGCATCTAGTTCTAGTAATAAATCGGTACGTTCTTTAATACTTAGTGCAAAATCTTTAGCAATTTTTTGGGCTAAATTTCTTATAGTTAAATCTTCATTCATAGTAAAATAATTATTAATATTTAAACATTATATCCCACTAACCCGCCAAAGTTAGTTTTTTTTTTAGACAATTTCAAGTTTTAGTTAAAAACTACTAATTTTTACCTTGTCCGTTATATTTCTTTTTGTATAATTTACTTGATTTTAGCATACTTGACTTACTTTTAGCGTGTATGCCTTTACGCTTTCTTTTCGGCTTTTTGTAATAATTAACTGTTATTTGTTTTGCCATAACTTCTTAGCTAATACGACACAACCAACTAAACAAACCGCTACGCAATGTGGACAAATCATTTATGTAATTTATTACCAAACACTTTCTCAACACCACGACTACCGAAATAACCCCCTAAAATAACTTGCATTAATCCCGTAATTGTTGTTAAATCATAATCTAAATACCAACCTATTATATAAGATATTGTAAAAAAACACAAAGTTAGCGGTCTTACGTTTTGTGCGAGCCATCCGCTACGACTATCGGCTACCCATCTACGTGTAACGCCATCCATTTCCGCACGTTCTAAACGTAGTTTTTCAAGTGCAATGTCTTTATCTTCTTGAGACATATCACTACCACCAATAATTGCTTCTATAACATTACCTACGGGTGTGTCTTGTGCAATCGCACTAACGACTTTTGGTATCTTTTGGAGAAGGAAAGAACCTACTGCGGTATCTTTAAATTTCTTTTTATTTGACATCAACTAAAGTATTGCCAACTGTATTAGTAAGTCCAGATAACATCTGGTGATTTTGTTTCGTCACTATCTGTATGTACGAAGGTTTTTGCAATGCCAAGTCGATTAAATCCTGCGTCTTGTAATGCTGTAATGATAATGTATCTTTCACGTGAATCCTTGTAAGCGATATCTGTTGCTTTTCCCACAAGATGGCTCGATTGCGGTTTTCCTCCAACCTTTTCATTATGTTCTTTTGTTCGGTACCCTGAATTGATTTTAAAGGGAATATTGGCGATTTCACGTGCCATATCGAGCATTTGCAAAAAATCATTATCCATGTTAAGACCACTATTAGGTAAGTCGGGCGAATCAAATTCATTAATTGAAAAGTGTTTAAGATTCATTACTACATTCGTTTTTACATCCACACTTTCCGCTTTTGCAATCATCGTAATTTAGTGTGTTGTTTAGCAATAGCCTATCTATTGTATCGTCTTGTAGTTTTATAACCATAGCTTCAAGCATATCTTTGGATGATACAAGCATATCAATTTTAGTTTCTAGTGATTGGATTGTTTTTTTTGCCTCCTGCAATTCGTTTGGGCGAGTGCCTGTGATTGTCGATATAATCATTGCAAGACTTGCTGCCAGCATCCCAACCAAAGTAGTTAGTAAATCTCTGTTAGTTTGTGGTATTTCGTATTGTGTTAGGTATGCCATGATACCAACAATCATTCCAAAGATTAAAAGTGAGCCAAAAAAGTGACGAATGTCACGAGCCACGCCATTGCTTGGGAGTTTCATTTCTTTAATGATTTATAGATAGATATACAAGTAAAAGTTAGCGTAGCAGTCAAAACTAAAAACTGCATTACAGGATTAATATCCGAAACACTAACAGCAAAAGAACCAATTCCTAAACTATAAACTCCAAATATCTTCAAATCATCCATATCATTTGATTGCTAAATATAAGTAAGTACTTCCATTAAAGTTAAGAGAGCCTGAAGCAGTTTGATTGCCATCAACTCCAATAGCAGCACTAAATCCGTTTGAGTCAAAAGAAATAGCTTGAAATCCTGTCGTAGCTTCATCATCTGGCTCATCAGCATATAATGCATTGTTTTGAGTGGCACCTGAAACTCTACGATTGTCGTACATTTGCCAGTTTCCAGCACCTCCACTAATTCTCTTTATCATAACAAAACTAGGTGTAAAACCTAAATCAGACACCATAGTTCCCGTAGTATAAGATGAATTTGTCCAAGTGTAAGTGCCTATTTTACTATAACCTGCAACGCTGTGGAAACAATAATTTATCATAGTTCCACTTGTCCTCGAATAAATATAGTCAGTAGTTGGTAGAGAAAGCGTTGAATCTCCTTTACCAGCTGAATCATTAAGAACTATAAAATCGTTTGAACCATCAATAACAGTTGTAAATACAAACCAATTTTCAACTGCACCCGTTTGTTTATTAATAATCAGTTCAGGGGCTTGATTTAACCCGTGATAAACTGTCTGATTAACTGTACCACTTCCTGTGTATTTTACTATACTAAATCCAGCATCCGTATTTGCACTAACATCCGCAGTAATTTGAGCACCTCCATTGTTATTAGTTGAAACTGCTGCACCTCCACCTTTCCAAACCCAAGCTACAATCGATTCATTGTTACCATTTACAGCACTACCATCACCAATAAAATAACCATTTTTTTCAAAAGATAGAACACCAAAATTACCTGAAAAATCAGTTTCAGCAGCAGTTGTGCTTGACCGAAGCCATAAGTTCGGACCTCTAACAGAATCAAATAAAGCACTATCTTCGCTGTCATCTCTGTTCTTTATCCAAACTAAACCACCACTTGTTTCTAAATCCATTCCTACATTAGAAATAAATTGTTTTG